ATGGAGGAGATTCTCAGAAACGTTGGTTTGCTGGGATCTCTTCTAGGTGATTGCGCGATTCGCTCGTTCACCGGGGCACTCATTGAGTATCCTGATGGCGATGTGATTGAGCAGACGAATGGCCAGTTAATGGGTCATCCGTTGAGTTTCGTTCTTTTATGCATAGAGAACCTTGCAACATATATGTACACGACTAATCGTTATACTCTCCTGGAGTTGGTTCGTTCGCCGTTTTTAATCAACGGTGACGATATCCTGTTCCGTGGGACTGTTGAGATGTACGACCGCTGGAGGGCGGCGTCATCTAGGTTAGGCCTGGTAGTAAATGAGTCGAAGACTTATGTACATCCGGTCTATTACCTAATTAACAGTTACATGGGCGTCCGGGGAAAGGGTAAGGTCCAATATTACAATCGGGCCTTGGCGATTGGTCACGGTGTTAAGCATGAACCTGTGAGAATGATCACACAAGCCAGCCAATTATGGGATGAATTGAAACATACGTTGGACCGGGTAACAAAGCGTGGAAGGCGGCATCTTCTTAAATCAATTAAGAAGTACTTACGACCCCAAAAGGGAAGCAAGTTTACGCCCAACTACTTTATACCTAAGGCCCTAGGGGGACTCGGATTAAGTGACGATGGTCGCGCTCAGGTCAATATGACCTTTGAGCAGCGGAAAATCGCTACCTATTTGATGAGAAGACCCTGGGTAAACGTTTTTATGGAGCGTCTTGGCGACAATCCAGTTTCGGTTCAGGAAGCTCTTAAACACCTAAAGAAGATGCTTCCTTCTCTTTCCGGTAAGAGGTTCATTGGACCCCTCCTTCCCATGGATGATTATTCAACCGTGGTCGATCTTTACCTGTCACGGGCTCTGCAGTTTTGCGCTTGGCGCAAGAACACAGAAGCTCGTTCTCAGGAAGAAGTGCGGAGGTGGTTCCATTTACAGATCTTGAAGAACTCGCGCGAAAAATGCGCTAGAGCTCAGAAGATTCTCAATTACGAACCGTGGAGAGAGATGATTCCCAATTTCCCATCCCCTATTTATAAAATCCAAAGCCCAGCAAGTTGCTCGGAGCTGTTCTCGTCAGTTGACGGTCAGCCTTCGCAGTACTAGTTGGATGAAATTGAAGAGAGAGAGATTCAAATGAGTTCCACGTCCGGGATGACGCTAAACTATCAAACCTCTATCGGAGCTTCTGCTCCGG